GGAAGCGGTGGTGGAACTTTCAGCACTCCACAACAAAGTGGCATTCCAAGACCTGGACAAGGTGGTCAAGCAGGTGGTGTAATTGTTTTTGAATCATTAAGCTTTGATTAGGAGGATTGAATGGCAAAATATATTATTTCATTAAATCAAAATTTTTGTAAACTTGCATCAACAGATGCAATAAAAGATTTTTGGTTAAGTAAATTAAGTGGATCTGTTGCACAAACATTATCCGATTCAGATTTTACAAAAATTGCAAATTCAACTCATGATTATACAATCGATGCAAATGGAAATGCAACTGTAGGATCAGAAGCACCAGATATTCAACATGAAACAAGTGTTATAAAAGAATTATTTGACCAACATCTGCAAGCTGCCAAAGATATAAAAGATAATGAATCTGGAGCACCTTCTGATTTAACAGGTTATTATGATACGATTAAATTTTTTGATCCATCTACAATAACAGAATATTCAGTAGGTAAGTCAGCCCAAGAAATTCTTATTGACAACTCAATGACGTGTGATAAATGGTTTGAAGTTTAATAACTTCAAATGCCGTTAAAAATAAAATTTCACACACAATCTGAATTTGTAGCGCAGCCTGAATTACATCCTGTGCCTGCAAAAAAATTAATACCAAATTGGTATAAAAATTTGAAACCATACTTTAACGATGAAGATCTTTTTACTCAACTAGACAGTCCTACAGTAAAAAAATGTATACCTTTTTTAGACTCTATCTCAAGCGGTTATATTATTAAAGCACACACTGATTTATATGTAAGATGGCACAGAGAAAAAGGAGTTACAATTCAAACTAAAAAAAATATACCAGATAATATACCTGTAAATAAAGGAAAAGAGTTTCACCACCCAGCACAATTAGGAAAAGAATGCCCTTTTAATCACAAAAGTGATTTTGCTCATATTGTTAAAATTTTAAATATTTGGCAAATAGTTACTCCTCCAGGATATAGTTGTTTAATTACAAAACCCTTAAATTCAACGGAAGATAGATTCACACCTTTTACAGGAATTGTAGATACAGATACTTATAGGGAATTTATTAATTTTCCAACAAGGATTGAAAAAGAGGGAGAATTTGTTATAGAAAAAGAAACGCCTATTGTGCAAGTTTTACCATTCAAAAGAGATGAATGGAAAATGCAAGTTGGACAAATAGATAAAATGGAATATAAAACAAATTTATTTAGATTAACTTCTGTTTTTGAAAAAGCTTATAAAAAATTATGGTGGACAAAAAAGATATTCAATTAATAAACTTTATAAAAGTTTACGACAATGTATTTCCTACAATTTTTATTAGTAAACTTATACGAACTGCAAACGATAAGTTTGATTTTAAAAAAGCTTTAACTGTAAATGGAATAGGTGAAGCCTTTGAGCATAAAAGCAGAGTTTGTTCAGATTACAATATTGGAAGCAAACCAGATAATTATACTGAAATGAATTTAAAAAATACGTGCATATATCACATTGGAGAACTATCAAAACTTTATAGACAAGAATGTTGTCCTGATCTTTATTTAGATAATGTTATAGAAATTACCATGTTAAAATATACAGAAGGTGGTAAATATGACAGACACGTTGATAATGCTAAATCAACTCCAAGAGAACTTAGTTGTATAGTATATTTAAACGATGATTATCAAGGAGGCAATACAACATTTTATAAACCGAATACAAGAGAGGTTTTATGTACTGTAACACCTAAATCAGGAAGAGCAGTTTTTTGGCCATCTAATTTTTTATTTCCACACCAAGCAAACCCAGTAACTAAAGGAACGAGGTATATTATTGTATCATGGCTCAATTAGAAAAAAATAATTATCAATATGTTGAAAATGTTCTAACAAAGGAAGAACAAGCGTTATTAAACAATTATTGTAAACTTTATCATTTTCATAATTTTAAAGAACATGATTTTACTCAATGTACTGGTGAGTCTTTTCAATATGCTTGTTTGGTAATGGAAGCATTATTGAAAGCTAAACAACCTTTATTTGAAAAAGTGATAGGCAAAAAAATATTACCGACTTATTCTTTTTGGAGAATGTATAATTATTTAAGTGATTTAAAACCACATTCAGATAGAGCTGCCTGTGAAATATCTTGCACAGTATGTATTGGGAATGATGGTACTCCATGGCCTATTTACATGGGGGACAATCCAGTAGAAGTTAAACCAGGTGACGGTGTGGTTTATCATGGTCCTAAAATAAATCATTACAGAAAAGAATTTAAAGGACACTGGCATAATCAAGTTTTTCTACATTATGTATATGCTGATGGAGAAAATACAAAAGAAGTAAATGACAAAAAAGGTTTTCTAGGACAGGCTAATTATAGTTTATGAAGTTTATTAGATCAGGTAAAAATTTAAATTTAACTTTTTCTTGGAGAGAAAGATTTTTATTATTTTTTAGAGGAAAAATAGTGATGGATCCAAAAGGTGCTAAAACATTTGTTAATCTATTTGGTATTATTTCAACAGATGTATTAACCCGACAACCTGAAGAACTTAAAGACCAACTTAATACCCTAGATGATAAGATAGAAACTAAGTAGACACTGAGGTATAATGTTTTTATGCCATTAAATTTAATTAATATAAGACCTGGGTTTAATAAACAAATAACTGATACTGCTGCAGAAGGCCAGTACGTAGATGGTGATTTTGTTCGTTTTAGATCAGGACTCCCCGAAAAGATTGGTGGATGGGAAAAATTAACCAATAACACTTTACCTAGTGTAGCTAGAGCACAACATCAATGGACAGATTTAGACGGAAGAATTTATGCATGTATCGCTACATTGAGAGGTTTGTTTATTTACTATGAGGGAGAATTTTATGATGTTTCACCTTTAGAAACGCCTCAATCAGGAGCTACTTTTGATACGACTAATGGATCTGCAATAGTAACAGTTAATCTTAATGGGCATTTAGTACAAACTGGTGATTATTTTACATTTACTTCTGTAACACCTCCAACAGGAGCTGGTTATACGGCTGGTAATTTTGAAAATCAAACCTTCGAAGTTTTATCAAGAGTAGATGCAAATTCTTTCACGATTACAATGGCAGCTAATGCAACAGCAGACAATACTGCAAATGGTGCAGCAACTATAAATCGATATGTAAAAGTTGGACCAGAGGGACAAAGTGCAGGTTATGGTTGGGGAACAGATTTGTATGGTGGAGAAAGTTCATTGGAGACAACCTTAAACGGAGCAATTGATAACTCTGTTACAACTATTACTCTTACTGATACTGCAGGATTTCCAACATCTGGATCTATTAAAATTAATACAGAGATTATTACCTACACTGGAATTTCAACAAATGACCTGACAGGTTGTACTAGAGGAACACAAGGCACCACTCCAGCATCTCATTCTGATGGAGTAGGGGTTGTTGCACTTACAGGTTGGGGAGAGGCATCTTTAGCTGGAGGAACAGCAATTGATCCAGGAAATTGGTCTTTAGATAATTTTGGTCAAATTCTTATTGCAACCATTTTTAATGGTAGAACATTTACTTGGCAACCTATACAGAATAATCCGAACGCATTAACTACAAGATGTACAATTATGTCTGGAGCACCAACAAGATCAGTAATGACAATTGTATCTGATCAAGACAGACATCTTTTACATCTTGGTACGGAGACGACTATTGGACAAACTTCTACACAAGATAAAATGTTTATAAGATTTTCAGATCAAGAAAATTTTTCAGCTTATAATCCCACATCTACAAATACAGCAGGTACTTTTAGAATAGATGATGGTACGGAAATACGTGCAGCGATTAGAGCAAAAGACTATATATTAGTTACTACAGACACAGCAGCTTACACAATTCAATTTGTAGGTGCTCCTTTTACTTTTAGTATAAGAAAAGTTGGATCTAATTGTGGATGCATGGGTCCACATGCGATGCAATTTAAAGATGGTATTGTTTATTGGATGGATGATTCAGGAGGTTTTAATTATTTTGATGGAACAGTAAAAACTTTAGAATGTACAGTTGAAGATTTTGTTTTTACACAAAACAACCCTGGAGATCTTGGATTAAATTATGGATCGGGAAAACTTGTTTATGCAGGTAATAATTGTTTATATGGTGAGGTCACCTGGTATTACCCTTCTGCTAATTCTGGTGTGATTGATAGAGCCGTGACTTGGAACAGAGGAGAAAATTGTTGGTACACAAGTTCTTTAGCAAGAACAACAGCTAATGATGCACATTTATTTGCAGTCCCATATAAAACAGAATTTAACCAAACAGGTATCCCTGATTTTCCTACGATTCAAGGTGTAAGTAATATTAACGGTTCAACAACGTATTATGCACATGAAACAGGAACAGACCAAGTAGAGGGAACCACTGTCACAGCGATAGAAGCATTTGTGGAATCAGGAGATTTTATGTTACATCAAGATGGTGACGGAGAATTATTTACTAAAGTGAGAAGATTTATACCAGACTTTAAAAGACTTAATGGTAGTGCACAAATCACAATTAATTTAAAAAATTATCCTACTGATACAGCAGCATCTTCCTTACTAGGCCCATTTACGATTACATCATCAACAAATAAAGTGGATACAAGAGCTAGAGGAAGAGCGGCTAGTTTAAAAATTGAAAATACATCAACAGGACAAACATGGCGCTATGGAACTTTTAGAGCAGATGTTCAACCAGACGGTAGACGATAATGGCAAAAATTACAGTATATATACCACAGCCTACAGAAGAGTACACAGTAGAAAATCAACAACAAGTTTTACAATCTCTTGAGACTTTAAAAAATCAACTTAATTTTACATTTCAACAAGACTTGAAAAATGAACAGGATACGTTTAATTACTTTTTATCATGACAATACAATATAAAAACGCAGGTTACGATTTAACAACCACAAATCTTACAACTGTATTAACTATCGATGCATCTTCAAGAGCTATTTGCAAAGGATATACAATTGCAAATGAACACAATAATAATGTGGACATGCACATATATTTTCATGATAATAGTGCAAGTACAAGTTATGTTATTTATCATAAAGAAGTTGCTTCAGATACAACTGAGTATCCTTTAAATGGTGAACCTTTAAATTTAGAAGAGGGAGATAGTTTAGTCATGCAAGCAAATACTGCTGGAACAACACACGGTGTTATATCATACGCACTTATAAACAGATCGCAGGAAAATGGCTAAGAAAAAAGGACAGTTTGGTGTTAATAATTATATTAAAAAGAAACAAAGAAAAAGACCTGGAAGGGTTGCAAAATCCCCAAATAAATCATATACAAAAAAGAAAAGACGAGGACAAGGAAAACCATGAGTGAAGTACAAAGAATACCAGCAATTGCTAAAGAGATTGTTAAAAACAAAAGAACAGGAAAAGTCTATGACTCCAAGTCAGCTTTCGATGCTGATGTTGCTGATCCTAGCACTGATACTACAACAGATGATTTCAGGCAGGATTTAGAAATTACAGTTGCTTCTTTACATACCAAAGGTGATACGATAAAGAAATAATTTATGAAACCTATTGGTGGTACGGAGTTACAGTATAATCAACTGTATAAATACGTAGACAATAAATTATTAGAGAACTTTCAAATTACAACTTCAGTTCCTGAGAAAGAACCCTTATCTAAAGATAAAATAAATATTCTTTGGGTTCAAAATTCTTACGATCAACCTAATGTGGCTCCATGGATGAAAGATAAATCCAACCACGATAAATATGATTGGTACATATTTAATAGTCATTGGTGCGCTGAAAAATACAGAATGATGTTTCAGTTACCTTATCATAAATGCACAGTCATTAAAAATGCAATTGATCACTTTCCTGGTAGAGCCGTTTATAAAAAAGACCAACCTGTAAAATTATTATTTACTTCGACACCTTGGAGAGGGTTAAATGTTTTATTAGGTGCGATGCAACTTATTAAAAATCCTCTTATTTCTTGTGATGTTTATTCATCGACAAAAATTTATGGGTCAAGTTTTGATGACGCTAATCGTAATATGTATGAGCCCTTATTCGAACAAGCAAGACAATTAGACAATGTAAACTACATGGGGTTTGCTTCAAACGAAACCATTTTAAAATCAATGTATAATTATCATATTTTTGCTTATCCTAATATCTGGGAAGAGACGTCATGTATTGCAGCCATTGAAGCGCTAGCCCATGGATTACACGCTGTTGTTACAAACTATGGTGCATTATTTGAAACGTGTTCTGAATGGCCGACTTATATTCAATATCAAAGAAACTATAAAGACTTAGCTAAATTGTTTGCACATGGTATAGAAGGTATTGTTAATGTCTTACATACTCCTGGTATGCAAGAATTATTAACCTCTCAACAAATGTTTTATAAAAAGTTTTATAGTTGGGAAAATAGAAAACACGAATGGACTAATTTTTTACAAGGAGCTTTAAATGGAAAATCATGAACCTATATGGTTTAATCAAGAAGATAAAGAAACAGACAATAACAACAAACCTTATTCAATCTTTGTAGCCACGCCTGTACACAGCGAAGTATCGATTCATTATACAAAAGCGTTATTAGAATTACAAAAACATGGATTTAAAAATGGTTACAAAGTTTATTTTCAAATCATGAAATCTTCTTTAGTAACACAAGGACGTAATATGTGTGTGTCTGCTTTTCTACAATCAGAGGCTACTCACATGTTATTTATTGATTCTGATATTGCTTTTGATGCGGGAGCAGCGCAAAGATTAGTAAATTGTAATAAAGAACTTATTTCTATTCCTTATCCATTAAAAGATATGAATTTTGATAAAGCTTTTCATATGATCCAAAAAGGACAAATTAAATCAGCTAAAGATTTAGAAAACAAAGCATTTTATAGATATCCAATGAAGGTTCCAGATAACAACGCGATTAAAGTAGAAAACGGTATTATTGAAGTTACTCATTCACCCACTGGTTTTATGATGATAAGAAGAGATTGTTTTGAAAAAATGATCAAACATTATGGCGAATCTATGAGAATAGATCAAGACCAAATTATGAACGGTAAGAATGAAAGATTACCTCATTTTTATAACTTTTTTGACACCATGTATATTCCTGAAAAAAAACATTATTTAGGTGAGGATTTTGCCTTCTGTAAACGATGGAAAGATATTGGTGGTAAATGT